TTAGTTATGAAATTTATCAATAGTGATGGCGATAACGCATCTATAACAATCAAGGAAGTAGAAATCTATTCCGATTAATATGAATAAGTTATGTGAATGTGGATGCGGTCTAAATGTTAAAAATGATGCATCTAGGTTTCTTCGTGGACATATGTTTAAAGCATGGAAAAATAATTTAGACTTTCAAAATAAAATAAAAAATGGTATTATCAAAAAATATGGTGTCGATAACCCTTTTAAATCTGATGAAGTTAAAGAAAAAATTAAATTGACTAATTTACAAAGATATGGTGTTGATAATCCTTTTAAAGATAAAGAAAAAATTAAACAGTCAATTTTGAAAAAATACGGTGTTAATAATCCTAGTCAATTAGAGAAAATAAAAGAAAAAAAGAAAAAAACATCATTAAAACATTTTGGAGTTACCGAACCACTTCATTCTAAAGAAGTTCAAGAAAAAATTAAACAAATATTAATTCAAAAATATGGTGTTGATAATATTTCTAAGACTGAAAAAAATAGACAAAAATATCGAGAAAATTATATTAAGTTAATTGAAAATCAAAAATTAAATGGTGAACCATTAGGCCCAAGAATAGGTAATTTTGAACGAACATGTCTAGATGAACTTCAACATTTACTTAATTACAATATAATCAGAAATCAACAAATAATTGGATATTTTCCAGATGGTTATATTAAAGAACTAAATCTAATTATTGAATTTTATGAAAGTTGGCATCATAATAATTGGTGTATTAAAAAAGATATTCAAAGACAACATGATTTGATTAATCATCTTAAATGTAATTTTTTTATCATATGGCAAAAAGATTGGAAAGAAAATAAAGATCAAGTAATAGAAAGTTTTAAACTGTTAATCAATGAACAAAAACTAAAGGAGTCTATTAATGAGCAAGCGAATAATTCAATTAAATGACAACTACTCTAATACTCTTCGCGAGGAAGTAAGAGTTGTATGTAGTCAACCTAGACCAAAAGGTGAAGTAACTATTTGTGAAAAGAAAAATGGAAAATTAATTCCTATCTTTCACAAAGATAACTTAATTGTATTTAGTGGAAGACATTGGCTTCTTCGTAGAGCATTTGGTGTATCAATGGATGGAAATGTATCTAGTATATATGATAAAACTATTAGATGGTTTGGAGTGGGTAATGGTGGGGGTGAACCTGGCAATCCTTTACAAGCAGGAGCCACATATGGTCAGGATGAAAATCTTTATCAACCAGTTAGAATTCGTTCAGATTTAGATCCTGCCGATCCTGGTTATACGATGTATGCTTCAGATTATAATGGTAACCATGGATATTATAAACGATTTTCAAGTGTAGTAATTAGAGAAGATCACGCTAATCCATACACAGTTGGTAATGTAACTAAATATCCACCTATTATAGCTGAAATCAGAATTGAATTATCAAGTGATGATGCTGATGGTGGATCATATGAAGATTTAAATGAAGCAGCATTATTTGTATCAGATGTATATTCTCCTGTTGATGATCCCGGTTTACATTATGCAACTACTGGAACTGAATTAGGAACTGGTGATGTTATTAAAGTTGCAACTGATGGTGATTACGCTATCTATTATATAGATACTTATGATCTAGCTACTCTTATACCCAATATTAGAGTTGGTGATTCTATGTGGGTTGATGCTCCTATAATAGATGTAAATCGAATAGTACAATCAGCTCCTGCTTTAGTTGTAGATTTATATAATGGAGAAGCTGCTGTTCGAAAAGGTTATATTATTGTTGAAAAACCAGGAGCAATGGATACTGATTATACTCCTACCTATCCAGTAGCTCATATTAATGATATGACAATTACTCCATATATTATGTTTTCACGAGTAACATTCTCTACTATTAGAAAAACTGTTGATAGAGAGATAGTATTTCTTTGGAAGATATATTTCTAAACTGGATTACTTTTTAAAAGATCCAGAAGTGATTGAAATTGTTTAACAATTACTTCTGGATCTTTGATCCATATTAATTGAGAAATTCTAAAAACAGTTAATCCAATAGATTCATAATCTTTAGTTTCTTGAATACTATTTTCGTTATAAATTGTACATTCTTTATTAAGAAAATGATGTTCTTCGTCAAATAAAATAACTACTTTTAAATATTTTTCTGGGTGACCATCTGGAATACGACCAATTTTATACGCAAAACAATGGTTATTTCTAATAATCTTTATTCCAAATATTTTTTCAAGTTTATTTAAACATTCTCGTTCGTTGAAACCGATATTGGGCATTAATGGTTCACCATTTAATTTCTGATTTTCAATTCGTTTAATTGCGTTGATTCTATGTAATTGTTTTCCTTGTTGAGTTTTTGCCCAATTATCAAATCCATATTTTTCTTTACACGTTTGTTTAGATTTTATTTTATTAGATTCTATAATAGTTTTTAATTGAAATGGATTTTCAACTCCATATTTTTTTAGAAAATTAGACTTAAATTTTTCTTGTACGTGTTTTGATTCAAATACAGTATCAACACCATATCTTTTTTGACATGTATTATTATATTTTTTAAATGATTCTTTAAATTGTAATGGATAGTTAAAACCACTTCTCTTAAAATTTGTTTGCTTTTTCTTTTCTTGGATTATAATTGACTGAGATGGATTTTCAACACCTATATGTTTTAAATTTGTTTGTTTTTTCTTTTCTTTAATTATTTCTGATTGATTTGGATTTTCAACTCCAAGATTTTTTAAACATGATTGTTTATAATTTTCTTGAATTTCCGGTGAACACATTGCATGTTCAACTCCATATTTTTCTATCATACCAGTAGTTTGTTTCTTTTTAAAATCTAAATTCTTATTCCATACTTTAAGGTGATGACCTTTTAAAAATCTACATTTATTAGACAAAACCTCTTTTCCACAACCACACTCACATAACTTATTCATGTTGTTCTTCCTGATATGAAGTCATGTGTTGTTCGTTATCTGCGCTATGAAGAATGTGATATTTTTCTTCTAACATATCAGTAGCTTCTTCTATTAGCTGATAAAGTTTTTTATTTGTAAATGCAGATATAATTTTTAATCGTTTTTGTAATTCTTTACTAATTCCTAAACTAGTATTATTGTCCATAATAATTCCTTTATAATTTTATGTATTTATAATTTATTCATTTTGTTCACCATATTATTCTTTTGTTATTTATCAAATCACTATTCTAAAATTTTTCATATTTGAACTTGAATAAATTAAAAAATCACTTTGTAGATTATTGTAAAAATCAAAAGAGGAGACATATTATGGCCATGGGACAAATGATCAGCCCTGGAGTCTATACGAACATTATAGATTTATCAGAATATTTAGCCGATATCCCCGGGACGATTGGCTTTATTCCAATTTTAAGTAAACGAGGTCCAGATAATAAATTAATGTTTGTAGATAGTAAAGAGAAATTCATTGATTTATATGGTGAACCTAATATTATGGATTACGAGAAATATTTTGGTCAAGGACCATATATTGCTTGGCAGCATTTAGGTGTTTCATCTCACTTATATGTGCTAAGAGCTCTTCCAAGTGATGCTACATATAGTCACGTTGTAATTGGTATGCAGATTGAAGAGTATATTCTTAATGGACAATATTCTAGTAGCTCAGTTGGTATTCCATTTGAAAGATTAGCAATGCAACCTCTTTATATGGATGGTAAAAATCATCCATACGGTGGTATAAGCGGAAAATTAAATTATACAGTTGGTGGAGGAGGATCAATTACTGTTACTTCTATTAATAATGCTGGAAGTGGATATATAGCTGGAAGTCACATTTTTGATGTTCCGAATGGTATAGGCGGAAAATTAAATTATACCGTTAGCGGAGGTGGAACGATTACTGCCGCTTCTGTTAATACTGGTGGAAGTGAATATACACCTGGAAGTTATACTATCATTGTTTATAGTTATCCAGATAATCCATATCCAACAATTAATGTAGTTCAAGAGCTAAGAACTCTATTTAAAGGAATATATGCAGATGATACTTCAATGTTTATGAATCCAGAACTAACTGGTGGTGTTGGAGTACCTAATGGTATATTGATGTATTTTAGAGGTATAGGTCGGGGTGGTAGTTATAATGATTTCGCAATTCAAATATCTAGATTTTCTAATCCAGAAATGTTTGGAATATATGTAGTTGATATTTATGAAACTCAAACAGATGGAGACGATATAATTATTGAATCATTTAATGTATCATTCGATCCTAATGCTGTAGATGATGCTGGTGAATCTTTATTTATTGAAGATGTTATAAATAAATTTTCTAAGGATATTCGTTGTCAAGTTAATAGAGATGCATTAAGAAGATTATTTGCTGATTCTGGTGATGGTGAAAGTTGGATGATGAAATTCTATAAGAATGATCCTACTCTACCTGAATGGGTAACAGAATATACTGTTCTTGATGATCATGGTCAGAAAACTGATTTAGGATTTAAGGCTACTGTAATTGAATTTGCTAAGATGGATTATGATTATACTACATTTATGCTTAATGAAGCTCTAGGTGTTTTGGCTGACGCAAGAGATTTGCCTACTGATACAGCAGAACATATTATTGCACGTAATGAAGCTATTACAGCTGCTCTAGTTGAAGTAAGTGCTGCTAGATCTGCAGTATCTACTACAAGTCAAACACTTCAGGATGCTTATGCTCTTGATATTATGGACTTTGGAGATGCTGATCCATATACTGCAGGTGAACAACCATGGCATCTAAGAGAAGGAACAGAGGGTGCCTTAGTTTATACAGAAGAAAATACTGGTAAACTAAAAGTTCAAACTACTGAAGCAAGACAGGTTCTAGCAGAAGCTTATCTTGGTCTTTTACAGAAAGCCGATAATCCTCCAAAAATAGATCCTACTTCCGGAGATGAAAAATGGAAACCACAATATGTTGATGAAGTATTTGATCTTGACTGGATTTATTTCTCATTAGTATATGATGCTGGATATGATGGAGATGTTAAGGATGCTGCTTTAACCTTGGTTAATGTATATCGAAGAGATTGTATGTTAATCAGTGACTGCGGTGATAATATTGATTATGAAGATCTAGAAGCCGCAGTTGGTGGTAATCCAGCTGAACCTTCTGGCAGACTTTGGAACTCTAGATACGCAGCTCGATATGAACCTTACAGCAGAGTATATGACGTATTTACTGGAAGAGATCTTTGGTTATCACCAGTATATCATATGGCTCAATTAATTCCTCTAAATGATAGACTATATGAAATTTGGTATGCGTCTGCAGGTTTCAACAGAGGTACTCTTGATAGTATTAAAGAGCTTCGTTGGAGTGCTAAATTGGGTGAACGTGATAAACTATATCTAATGCAAATTAACCCGATTGTTCACTTCCCAGAAGGTTATACTGTATGGGGCAATCTAACTACACAGAAGAGACCAACAGCACTACAAGACATAAATGTAATGAGATTGGTCCTATATATCAAGAGAGCACTAGAACAATTCTGCAGATACTTTATATTTGAATTTAATGATCAAATTACATGGGACAGAATCAAACAAGGTATTATTCCATTCCTAGATACTATTAGAGCTCGAAGAGGATTAGTAGACTATAGTATCGAAGTAGGAGCTACTGAGTGGGAGTTTAAGAATAAAATATGTCACGTCAATGTAACTCTAACTCCAATGAAAGTAATAGAAAAAATTGAATTAAACTTGTACGTAAAATAAAAGGAAATTAGTGGGGGAGTTTGAAAAAACTCCCCCATTTTTTAGAATATAATAAAAGGAGTAAAAGATCATGCCATCAACAGCATTTTCAGCAGTACTTTTAAATGTAGCCAATGACAGACACTTCGGAGGCAGTGCTCCGAATGTAGCTGCTGATCCATATATTAGTGGATATCACTATATTAGATTTACAAAACTACCTATCGGTTTAGCTAATGCTATTAGAATTGGTCATGCTAGCCCAACAGTCGGCGGCGAAGAAATGATCAAAGTAATGTTATCAGGTGCATGCTTATCAGTAACACCTCCAGGTGGTACATTAAATAAAACAGAAATTACTGGTATTGGCGGACTGAAATGGGCAGTTCCTACTAACATGGATTATGGAACAAGTGTAACAGTTAAATTCCTTGAATTTTCACATCTGCCTATCATGTCAATTATTTCCGGTTGGTTTAGATCAATCAGAGATACCAAAACTGGTACATCAGCATACGGTGGAATATTGGGCGGTGGTCCTGAAGGTTATACTAAATCTGCATATACAGGAACAATGTTCTATTGGACAACTAAACCAGATGGTACTACAGTAGAATATAGTGCATGTTATACTGGTATGTTCCCATTAAAAGATCCACATGATTTATTTACTGGAGATTTAACTGCAGTAGATAAACTAGAAATAGATGTTGAATTCAATGTAGACTGGATCTGGCACGAAGCTTGGGTACAAGCAATATGTCAAGGTTACGCTGCAGCAATAGCAAATGGACCTCTAACAGGATTTAGAGGAACAGCTCTTACACCTAATGTTGGAACAGATGCTACTGCTTCTAAGTTAGGATAAAGTTTTAGTTGGAAAATAAAAGAGGTCCTCTTCGAGTATGAAGAGGACCTCTTTTTATAAATGGAAATTTTATTATTTTTCTATAGGTTAACAATATACCTAAAAGTGATACTATGCCATCAACAGCATTTTCAGCAGTACTCAATAATTTAGCCAATGACAGACATTTTGGTGGCAGTACAGCAATAATAACAGCTGATCCATATATTAGTGGATATCATTATATTAGATTTAAAGATATTCCAATTAGTCTTTCTAAATATACAAAAATAGCTGATGGAGCAATAGCAAATTTAAGAACACAAGATATTGAAAAAATGTTATCAAATTCATGTATATCTGTATCTACTCCTGGTGGAACTATTAATAAAACAGAATTTACAGGAATTAGTGGAGCAAAATGGAAAGTTCCAACAACTTCCGATTACGGCGATTCAATATCAATAAAATTTTTAGAGTTTTCACATCTTCCAATTATGTCAATTATATCTGGATGGTGTAGATTAATTAGAGATTTAAAATATGGTGTTGCAACTATAACACCACCTGATCCGAAATATACTAAAGTGATGTATGCCTGTAGTGCTTTTTATTGGACTACTAAACCTGATGGTAATACAGTAGAATATAGTGCTTGTTATGTTGGAATATATCCCACTAAAGATCCACAAGACTCATTTTCAGGTGATGTAGCAACGATAGATAAATTAGAAATCGAAGTTGAATTTAATGTAGATTGGATATGGAGAGAAACTTGGGTTCATAATATATGTCAGAATTATGCAAATGAACTTAAAAATAGTCCTAAAGATGGATATAGAGGAACAACTACTATACCGCGAACTGGTACAGATTCTTCTCAGTCATAGAAAATTTTAATAGTTTTCAGAACAAAGTAAAAATCTGTTTGTAATAATACAAACTAAAAGGAGTTATTATGTCTACGAATGCAGCCGGTGTAGAAGTATTCAATGGTTTTAATATTAAATATCCAGAGTATTCGGTTGTCACACCACAAACTCTAAAACAATTTACTATTAGAACTCTAACGATTGAAGAAGAAGAAAAACTAAAAGGGAGTTTACTAACACCCAACAAATTAGCTCAACATCTTAATGAAGTAATTTGGATGTGTCTGGTTAAGAAACCAGATGATATTAAAGTATATGAAGATTATTTGAATAAACTTACTATTAAAGATAGAGATGCTTTAATGTATGGTTTGTATCATATTACTTATAAAGATATCCATAATTATGATGTAACTTGTACAGCATGTGAAAATATAAACAGTGTAAAAGTAGATTTCTTAAAATCATTTAAAGCTGAAACTTGGCCAAAAAAAGAAGTCGATA